TCTGGTGGTCAGACGATTAAGCTGCCTGATGCAACTACGCTGCCCAATGGCGCTACGTTTACGTTTAACAATAACCAATCTAGCGGCACGATTGTTATTCAAAACAATTCGTCCACTACGGTTGCCACGGTTCAATCAGGCGCTTACATTACAGTTGTTTTGTTGAGCAACTCAACAGCAGCAGGGTCGTGGGATTACCATAATTCGCCGCCTAGCAACGCAAGCTGGTCGACTAACACGTTGAATTGGGCTGGTTCTTACACAAACGGCACATGGAACGGTAACGTTGTTGGCCTTGGTTATGGCGGCACAAACGCTAACTTGACCGCTGTTGCTGGCGGGATTGTTTATTCTGGCGCTTCTGCTTTTGCTATATCGGCGGCAGGGACGACAGGCCAAGTGCTGACAAGCAACGGCACAGGCGCACCAACTTGGTCAACTCCAACGGCTTACGCTACGGTCACAGACGACACCACGACCAACGCAACCCGTTATCCATTGTTTGCCTCTGCTACTAGCGGCAATCTGACAACTGAATACACCAGTTCGACTAAGTATCAGTTCAACCCATCAACAGGAACGCTCACGGCGACTGTTTTTAGCGGTTCTGGCGCATCTTTGACCAGCATCCCTAACGCTGCCCTTAACAATTCATCAATAACGGTTGGCTCGACCGCTATTAGCTTGGGTTCGAGTGCTACAACGATTGCGGGGTTGACTAGCGTCACTTCAACTACTTTTGTGGGCGCTTTGACGGGTAACGCATCGACTGCGACCACGGCAACAACAGCGACCAATGCAACAAACGTAGCGATTACTGACAATACTTCCACAAATGCGACATACTATCCAACGATAGTGTCAGCAACTTCTGGAAATAATGCGGTAAATACAAGTTCAACTAAGCTGAAGTTCAACCCCTCGACAGGCGCTCTGACTGTCAATAACATTATTTACATTGCACCTTAAAGGACAATCATGGGTCAATTAGTATTCCAAGCAAATAGCGGCGGTGCGGTCAATTTAGTTGGCCCTAACACATCGTCTACCGTTTCATTCACTTTGCCTAGCGCAGACGGCTCGACAGGCCAGTTCTTGCAAACCAACGGCAGCGGGACGCTTTCTTTTGCTACGCCTAGCTCTGGCGTTTCACTTAGCGCCGCTAATACTTGGACAGCCACACAGACGTTTAACGGCTCTACAAGCACGTTTGGCACTACTTTGCTGGATAGCAACGAAACGGTCAACGTGGTGGCTGCTGCACCCTCTGCTACGACTAACTTTTACGTTCAAAGCGGCTCGGTTCAATACTACACAACCAGCGCTGCTAATAACTGGACGCTGAATATCGCTTTCAGTTCTGGCACATCGTTGAACACGGCTTTGTCGACAGGCCAATCGGTTACATTCACGCTGATTACTACGCAAGGTTCTACGGCTTACTACAACAACGCTGTAACGATTGACGGCACATCTGTAACGCCTAAGTGGATTGGCGGCGCTCCTAGTGCTGGTAATGCGTCTGGACTTGACGTCTATAGGTATGCGGTCGTTAAAACAGGAAGTGCTGCATATACCGTATTGGCAAGCCTGACACAATACAAATAAGGATTAGCGATGCCATTGCAACAAACTTCTGGTAATGACACGCAAGATGCGTATGGCGGTGGTAAGGCAGTTGTGCCTGTTTATGTAGAGAATGTATTTAGCACTTATGTTTATACAGGCACTGGTGCAAATCAAACAATTACTAATGGTATTGATTTATCTACCAAAGGTGGTTTTGTTTGGATAAAAATTAGAGATGTTACGGGTAACAATAATTCGTTTGATACGGCTCAAGGTGCAGGTAAATATTTAGTAACAAACACAAATGCAGCAACAGTTACAGACGCAACAACATTAACATCATTTAATACAAATGGTTTTAGTTTGGGTGCTGATAGGTTTGCTGGATATGTTAATGGAAATGGAAATAAATTTGCATCATGGACATTCCGCAAGCAGCCAAAGTTTTTTGATGTTGTGACATATACTGGAACAGGTTCTGTTAAAAACATTGCTCACAATCTTGGTTCAATTCCGGGTTGCATTATTGTTAAACAAACTGATACAGCAGGAAATTGGTCTGTTTATCATTCTGGTACAAATAACGGAACAAACCCGCAAAATTATGTTACATATTTAAATCTTACAGATGCACAAAGCGCACAGTCAGTATTTTGGAATAATACAGCACCAACTTCAACACAATTTACTATTGGCACAGGGACAGATGTAAATACTTCTGGCGGCACTTACGTTGCCTACCTATTTGCCTCTAACGCAGGAGGCTTTGGCCTGACGGGTACAGACAATGTGATTACTTGTGGGTCGTTTACTACTAATGGGTCAGGTAATGCTACTGTAACGCTTGGTTATGAACCTCAATTTGTGATTACAAAAGCAACAAGCAGCACATCAGATTGGGTTATAGAAGATAATATGCGAGGATTTACTTCTACGCCTGTTAATTTTTCAAATAATCCGCTTTTAGCGGCAAACACATCATCTGCTGAAAATACAGGCGGTGGAACTACACTTTCAATAACATCAACTGGGTTTAAATCAGACCCTAATAGTTATCCAACTTCAACTTCATTCATCTACATAGCCATACGCAGAGGCCCAATGGCTGTGCCTACTGACCCGACTAAGGTGTTTGCGCCTGTTTTACAGGGGCCATCAAGCGGAACAGGGTCTGCAACAAACCCAAATTTTTTGTCTAATTTTCCAGTAGATTTATTTACACGTTCTACCAGAACAGGTGCGGCTGGCCCTGTTGTAGCAACTTTTGCAGATAGATTAAGAGGCTCAACAAATACATTAGCTACAAGTAGCACATCAGCAGAAGGATTTGCTAATTATCAAGTAGATTCTCAAACTGGTGCATATTTTTCTGGTCAAAGTGCTGATTCAACAATAAGTAGTTGGAACTTTCGCCGCGCCCCTAATTTTTTTGATGTAGTTTGCTATACAGGTACGGGAAGTGCAACAACCCAAGCGCACAACTTGGGTGTTGCGCCTGAGTTAATTATTGTTAAATGTAGGTCTACTGCTAGAGCATGGCCTGTTTATAGTCAAAGTCTCGGAAACAATCAAACTGTTACGTTAAACTTGACAAATGCTACACAAACTAATGCAATTTGGAATAACACATCGCCCACTAATACTGTTTTTTCGATTAGCCCAAATGTTGCTGTTAATAATAGCGGTGATACATATGTTGCCTACCTCTTTGCAACCTGCCCCGGCGTGAGCAAAGTAGGCAGCTACACAGGCAACGGCACAACACAAACCATCAATTGCGGCTTTGCTGGTGGCGCTCGCTTTGTGCTGATTAAGCGCACAGACAGCACTGGTGACTGGTACGTTTACGACACAGCCCGTGGCATGACGACATTGACTGACCCGTATTTGTTGATGAACAGCACGGCGGCTGAATCGGCTACGCTCGGCTCTGTAACATCAGTAACCACAGGTTTTGCAGTCAATGCTTCTGTTTTGGCAGCAATCAATACCAATGCTGCTAGCTACATTTTCCTCGCAATCGCATAAGGACACATCATGGAATTACGACTGAAATCAACAGGCCAAGTTATGTTTGAGAGCGAACTGCGCTCTTACTTGGCAGCTAACAACGGCCCTTCTTACGCTCAACTGACTGTTGAAGTCATGGAAGCTATTGGGGTTGACCCTGTTCTGGAAGGCCCACAAGCCCAACCTACACGTTACCAAGTGGCATATCGTGATGGCGTCCAAGAAATCGGCGGTCAATGGTTTACCAAGTATTCTGTTGCCGATATGGATGATGAAGCCAAGGCAACAACTGACGCAGCCCAAGCCGCATCGGTACGCCAGCAACGTGACGATAAGCTATCTAAATGCGATTGGACACAAGTTGCTGATGCGCCAGTAGATAAAGCAGCATGGGCAACATACCGTCAAGCCTTGCGTGACTTGCCTAAAGAAGCTGGCTTTCCTTGGGATATGACTTGGCCTACAGAACCAAAGGCGTGATATGCAATTCACATGGAAAATTGAGGAACTGTCAGCCGTTGATGGTCTGATTACTCACGCTAAATACCGTTGCACAGCATCAGAGGACGATAAATCTGTTGAGACTGAGGGCAATTGGTGGTTTGCTGACCCGATTCTGAAGATTCCTTTTGACCAAGTGACAGAAAAAATAGTCGTTGATTGGATTGAAGCCGAGGCTATGCGAGACGGTAAAAATCTTATAAAATCACGACTAGAGGAACAATTGGCGCTTCTTGAGAAGTCGAAATCTGTTGTACCCCCGTGGAAACCACAAGTGTTTACATTGGAGCTTAAACAATGGTAATGCCGATTGACATCATTTCTAGGGCGCTTAAGGACATTGGCGCTCTGGAAGCTGGTGAAACACCTACGCCAGAAGCGGCGCAGGATGCGTTTGATATGCTGAACGACATGATCGATCAGTGGTCTAACGAATCCATGATGGTGTTCTATAAAAATGAAATCATTTTCCCTATTACGCCAGGCCAAACCCAATACACAATTGGCCCAACAGGTGAAATCGGCGCTACCTTCACAGGCTACATTAGCGGCACAGTTCTTACGATAACTGGCATTACTTCTGGCGGCGTTTCTGCTGGCATGATGTTAAGCGGCGGCGGCGTTATTCAAGGCACAACTATTGTCGCCTTCCAAACTGGCGCTGGCGGCAACATTAACGAAGCTGGCACATATACCCTTAACTTATCTCAAGTTGTAGGCTCTAGCGCCTCTCCCGTCACGTTTACAGCTTACTATCAGCGGCCCTTGTCAATTTCTAGCTGCTTTGTGCGTATTAACACAAACAGCAACGGCGTACCGATTACAAACGGTGGCTTGGACTATCCAGTAGCTGTGTTGTCGCTGGAAGAATACGAAATGATCGGTTTGAAAACGCTGAATGGCCCTTGGCCCAAGGCGCTTTACTATCAGCCGACAGAGTTGTTAGGCAATATCTATCTGTGGCCTAACCCCGCTCAAGGTGAAATGCACATCTTTAGCGACAACATTTTTAGCCGCTATACAACGGTAAACGACACGATTCAGTTACCTCAAGGCTACACAAACGCTCTGCGCTGGAACTTGGCTTATTTCTTAATGCCGATGTATGGCAAAGCCTCGCCAACGCAGATTGCGATGATTACTAAGAACGCTAACGATGCCAAAGCGACTGTGAAGCGCACCAACATGAAGCCGCCTCAAGTTGCACGTTATGCGGATGCTCTGCTGGTGGGTCGTCAGAAGGATGCCGGCTGGATTCTCAGCGGGGGGTTCTTTAGATGAGTGACTTTGGCTTTGTTGGGCCAAGTTACGAAGCCCCATCAATTTATCAAGAGTCGCAAGAGTGTATTAACTGGCGACCTGAGATTGACCCTTTAAAGCAACCTGGCAACCGTGGGGTGGTTGCGCTTTATCCTACGCCTGGTCTTACCACTCAAGCGGTTTTAAATACTGCTGTGGTTCGTGGGATGCACACGGTTTCTGGCGGTAGTCAACTTATTGTTGTCTGCGGTGCTTACGTTTATGCGCTGACCTCTAACTTAGTGGCTAACGTTATTGGCATTTTAAACACGTCAACAGGCCAAGTTCAAATTAGCGACAACGGCGTTAACGTTTACATTGTTGACGGTTCACGGCGCTATGTTTGGTATATTTCTAGCCCTGCGAACGCTGTATTTACTGGCTCGGTTAGCGGGACAACCTTAACCGTTACAAACGTCAGTTCTGGCACGATTGCTATCAATCAATCTTTAAATGGCCTTGGCGTCCTTGCTAACACGGTTATTACGGCTTTAGGGACGGGTACAGGCGGTATTGGCACATACACAGTCAACCAATCACAAACAGTCGCTGCAAGCAAGTTAGGTTCGTCTACTGTTGGCGCTGTTGTTACTGGCTCTATTACAGCCAATGTTTTGACAGTCACAGCCGTTACCAGCGGCACTTTGCACCTTGGACAGACTATTTACGGCGCTGGCATTTCGTCCAACGTAGTGATTACAGCCCTTGGAACTGGCACTGGCGGCACAGGCACATACACGGTCAGCGGTACGGCTACCGTTGGCTCAGAAACGCTTTACGCTATCCAGTTCACGACTTTGCCCTCTACTGATGGTGCATTTTCTGGTGGTTCGTCTGTTGACATTGTGGATAACTACTTTGTTTACAACAACCCTGGGACGCAGCAATGGGGCGCTTCTGGTTTGCTTTCGCCCATTTCTAGCTCTACGTCCTATGCGTTTAAAGACGCAGCCCCCGATAAGCTAGTCGCTTTGGTCGCTGACCATCGTGAAGTTTATTTGATGGGTGAAGTGTCGTCCGAAGTGTGGACAGATGTAGGCGCTATTCCCTTCCCTTTCCAGCGTATCCCTGGCACATCCACTCAACACGGTATTGCTGCGCCTCAGTCGCTATATCGATTGGGTAATTCGTTTGCTTATGTGTCCCGCAACAACCGTGGGCAAGCACAGATCATGCAAATGAATGGGTATATCCCAACCCGCATATCTACTCATGCTGTTGAAAATACGCTTGTAAATCAGACAGTTAGCGATGCTGTTGCTTACACTTACCAGCTAGAGGGCCACGAAGTTTATGTGGTGACTTTCCCTAGTATTGGTGCTAATGGGTTGACTTGGTGCTATGACGCAACAACCCAGATGTGGCACAAATGGCTGTATTGGGACGGTAATCAATACACCCGCCATCTTTCTAACTGCTCGGCTTTGTTCCAAGGCATGGTGCTTGTTGGCGATTATGCCAACGGCAAGATTTACGAACTTGACCCACAGAATTACACAGATGACGGTCAAACTATACGCAGATTGCGTAGGACGCCTCACCTGACTACCGACTTGCAGCGTCAGTATTTTGACGAATTGCAAATTCAGTTTCAGCCAGGCACAGGAACAACGGGGCTGTTTACTCAAGGCATAACTACTTCGTCACCTAATACGCTGGTGATTTCGCCTAGCCAGAGTTTTGTTATTCAATCTTTCCAGACTTATACGATTGGCACAGGCAATTCTTTTACGGCTAATCAAACAACGACCTCGCCTCAAGCTATGGTTCGTTGGTCTAATGATGGTGGCTCTACATGGTCACGGGAATACTGGGTAACTATTGGGCAGCTTGGTCGGTACAAGAATCGTGCTATCTGGCGGCGCTTGGGATGGGCTAGAGATCGTGTGTTTGAAGTGGTCTTTACTGACCCTGTAAACAGCGTAATTGTGTCGGCTAACTTGAAATCTAGCGTGGGAGAAAACTAATGGCTAACGGCGTTTCTACTACACAGCAGTTAAATCCATATCCACAATCGGTTTTTTTGGATGGAAACACGCAAAGACCAACAAGAAGTTGGCAACAATTCTTCCTTAATTTGTTAAACTTCAGTAGTGCAACCACAGCGACTGCTGGTTCTGCAACTTTGCCTAGCAATCCTGTGGGATTTATCAACGTAACGGTGAACGGTCAGTCCTTCAAAGTACCATATTACAGCCCATGATAACTTTTCAAAAAGAGCCATTGTTTCCATTTGTTGATGAAGCATTGGCCCTTTTTAAAGAGCATTATGAAGAAATTGCAGAACGCACTGATGTTATAGAGCTTGACCCCGACTTAGACCGTTATAAGACGCTTGAAAACGCCAAGATTTTGGAAGTTCATACAGCAAGAGATGATGGCAAATTGGTTGGTTATAGTTTGTGGATGGTGGTAAACCACTTGCACTATAAAAAAAGCGTCACGGCTAGCTCAGACATTCTCTATATTCACCCTGATTACAGAAAGGGGTTGCTTGGATATAGGTTTCTAAAGTGGACGACTGAAGAAATTAAAAAGCGGTCACCACAGAGAATCTTATTCCACATGAAGCCTTTTCTTGATTATGGGCATTTGGTTGAGAGATTGGGTGGTCATTATTTTGAAAAGACTTATTCAATAGTTTTGGGGTAACTTATGGGCATTTCTGCTGTTATTGACGCTGTT